GATAGAATCACTAGTTGCTGCACCAGACTGAACAAGTTTGGAAAGATTTACAATATTTAAAGCACTTCTTGTATATTTTTTAATCTTGCTTTGAATACCATTCTTTACGAGAGTTGTATTTACAACAACATTGTTATTTTGATTTGATATTAGACCTTCAATTGTTACAGTATTACCTGATAGATTAAAGGAATCGGAAGTAATTGTACCAATCCCACCACCATTATAGTGCACAGAATATCTTTCCTGATCAAATGATTCAAAAGATGCACTAGTGATTCCGCTTACATTGGATAAATTAAATGTTAATTGCCCTGATCCGATTGTTGTTTGGCTAATAAGTTGACTGGTTATAGACAATTGAGAATTGGAAAGATTTACCGAAGCAATATTGGAGTCTGGAAGATTTGCATAAAGGAATGCATTTTCATTATTTCTTAATTCTGGAACTGCAAGTTCAGCATTGTAAGTTCCATTTGATCCAACACCACCATTAAAAACTCCAGTTACAGTAGTTATACCAGTCACTGTTAATGAAGTTAAATTTCCATCTACGTCAGAAACTCTATTATATCTTAACTCAGATCCATCCTGATATTTGATGATATCACCAACTTTAATTCCTGTAAAAAGTTTTCCTGGACTTGTTAAAGTAGTTCCTGTAATACTGACTTGATTAATTCCATCAATTTGTTTTCTGGTAAGAGTGCTATTTGCTTTAAATGTGGAAAATCCGACTGGTGCTGGTTGTTCAACAGATTTAATATCTCTAACACCATATACTATAAAACTTGCTAATGCTAATGATGCATCAACTCCATTAACAATCAATTGCTCATTTGCAACAAAGGTTCCCGAAGTTTGATAAATGTCCAATGATGATGTCCCATCACCAGCAGCAACTGCGAAACCTGTTGCACCACTACTCTTACCTTCAATAAAAGATGTTGCTTTAATTTCTTGTGCTGATACAGTCCTATTAAATGTCAAACTTGTATAAGTTTGTATATCATAAAGGTATAAATCCCATTGAGTTGCTGCACCCGAATATGCTGCATCTGTTAAATTGAATGTATATACCCTAGCTTTTCCAATCTCCTTTTGACCAGATGTATCTGCTTTAAATTGACTTTTTAAAAGTATGGTAACACTTTCTTTTGGTGCTCCCTCAACATTATCAACTCTCAATAGATTACCCATCTCAAATGGAACATTGATAGATGCTATATTTTCAGTATCTCTTGGTTTTTTAACATCAACTGTTTCTGTTGCATCTAGTTCAACATCATATCCGGCTACATATGCTTTTCCAGGTGAAACCTGAACACACATTAAATCATCATTTGGAATATTTCCTTCTTCAGTAGTTTCGTTTTCTAAAAACAAACCATCATTATCTATTCTATCATTTAGTGAATCTACAACATTTAATCGAAACTCGTCAACAGTATAATGTCCAGATTCATCAAAAGTTCTCTCTGCAATATAATCTCTAATAATATTGTAAACAGTTTTATCAACTACTTTCTTTATTTTACCATCATCAACTCTAAGAACTTCTACAAAATTAGTATCATCAAAATCTGTTAAAGATTTTTTAGTTAGAGTTAATGAAATTTTAAATCTATCTGCTCCTGGTGCAGCAAAATTGGAAAATCCTTTTGCATTATCATATAAAGATTGATCATCTTTAGCACTAACAATAGACTCATTTATTTGCAATCCAACTCTATATGATGGTTCATTAGTATAATAGTCTAATATAAGGGTCTGTTTAGATACATCAACAAAAGTTCCTCTTATAAAATACACCCCACTATCAATAGATGCGGAAGAACCAATAAATATAGCATTTTCTTGTAAAACTGAGGCAAATGAAGTTCCAGCATTAAACGTAATGTTTCCAAATGCTACATTTTCAGATGCGGTTAACTCTTCTCCTAATTCAAAAGTTGTAGATTCGGAGTTAGTTCCTGCTTTGGAATATTTTACATAAATTGTTACATTATCTACAATATCACTGTCGGTTGTAAGTGCAACTTCTTTGATTGTGGCACTTACACCAGATAAACTTCCTGTTATTGTTTTTCCAATAAAATTTTTAATATAAACTGAAATATCTATTCCCAGATGGATAGAATTTAGTTTAACAGCACAATATTCATTATCAAAAGTGACGGATCCTGGCAAAACCATGGAACCTTCTTTAAAGATATTACTGCCGAAAGATTCTACTTGATTCTGTAGAATAGACTGAAGAGTAGTTAATTCTCTAGCCTGAACTGGAAATCCTGGTTTAAATAAAACTTTATAAAAATTTTTATTTTTATCAAAGTCGTCATAATATGGACTGATATTTAAGTCTGTTTTTTGTGCCATCTTTTTTTAGAATTCCAGAATGATTTTAACGTCTTCTTTTTGTCTAGTGTCTCTTTGAACTTCGGGTCGATTGTCTATGTAAATTATATCTCCTGTCTTTTTATTTATCTCAGGATTTGCAAGTCCACTTGTGAAAGAAACACCCAGATTAATTTGTTTATTATCAACTATAATAGAACTACCTCCAAAGGAGCTATCAATTGTTCTGTTAACTGCATCCGAAAATTTAATTGACACACTATTGTTAAATGAAACAATAGGTTTGGAATTATTATTTTGTGTTTGATCGACCGAATTGCCAAAAGATAATGATCTGTCCTGATAATATTTTAAAACTTTGGTTTCTTCATCAAAAGAAGCAACATACCCTTTTGCAACGGAACCATCAGTTTGAGTCTGTGTTATTTCTCGTCCAATAATACTAGTTCCATTAATTAATTTGGGCACACTTTCTGTTAATTTAGCAGAAAAAAGTGATGAAAATGAATTTTCTGTAAAAGTTACTCCAACTCCCGAAAATGTTTCAGGATTTTTTATAATTCCAACTTGAGCGAATTTAGTATCTACGGGAAAATCTTTAGTGGAGTCATCAAATCTTGCATACAGTAATACTTTGTCAGTTCCTAGTTCTTGATATATGTTATATCCATGACCTCTAGATGGTGGAATAATAGGTATTAATTTTGCTGGACTATTACCTTCCGGAGTTGGAAAATCGCAATATCCATAAGTATATCCTTTACCACCTTGAGTCACCGTAACTTTAGTAATACTTCCAAGGTTGTCTGTTGTTATTGAAACTTTACCTCCGGTTCCATCTCCTATAATATCTGCAGTATCTCCATTTGTATAATTAGCACCTTTTTGATCAATGAATACGGTTTTAATTTGATTATTGTTTAAATTGGAATCTCCACCATCTCTAATCACTTTAATTTCATTCTCTGTGCTAGTTTCCCAACTATTCGGAACAACTATAAATTCCGTAGAGTCAAATTTAATAACATCTGACGGAGAAATTTTAAATAGATACTTCCACCTATATCCATCAGAATATTCTACTGGTTCTACATCAGTGTGATTTGGTTCTATAGTTGAGGTAGGAGCAGTCGTACTATCACCCGTAGTTCCATTCTCAATACATATATAAATTTTAAATTCACTAGTAATTATATAATATTTTGCATCATATAATCTTAATGCCTTACTGACTATAGCTAAATTTTGATTTCCGGCATATTGTCCATAATCATGCCTATACATATCATAAGCATTGCCCTCAATCCATTCAATTTTTTTTATAACTCTTCTAGCATTTTGTTCAGTAATTTTTTTACCAAACAAACTGGTATCTCTATAATGAGATAAGTGCTGAAAGTTATCTACGGGATTATTAGTTGTGCTTGTATTCCAAGTATCAGTTCTACCAAATCCAGTTGCAGTTGGATTAGATAATCCTAAAAAAGCATAATAAGAATTATTACTGATAGACTCTACAAAAGAACCAGCATTCAATATTCTAAATTGATCTGTTACGAATGCAGCCATATTAATAGGTTTTTTAGATATTTATACGATGTAATCAAGATACAATTTTAGGAAGTGCTCCAGTTAACCTAATACCAAAAGTTCTTCTTTGAATTGTTGGATATGTTGACAATCCAGAAATAGTATTTCCAGTAACACCAATTGATATTGGATTTGAAGATCTTGTACCAGTGGATAATCTTCCCCATGAATACTTTCCGACAGGATTTAATATACTTCCCGTTGTTCCTATGCCAATAATATTAGAGTTAGAATCTACATTACATGTAATAATTCCAATTTTATCACTATTAGATAAAGCAGAAACATAGTAAATATTATCTAAGAAACTTGTACCGATTCCAACAACCGCAGAGTTTGAACTATCAATAGATGTGACTCCAGTTCCAATTCTAGTATCGTAAATATAAACTGGATATCCTACTGATAAACCAGAGAAAGGTGATGTATCATCATGATATATGGTGAATTGAAGTGCTAATGGATTTCCTCCGGTTCCTGTAGTTGTTGTAATTCCAGTCACAATTCCTGAAAATCCATTAATAGTTTCAAATTCTGTAATTTTTTCGATATTTAAATTGGGAGTTTCTGCAAATATTGTTGGAGCAACTGTATATCCAGATCCAGGATTAGTGATTGTAGTTCCAGTAACTACTCCATTAGTAATAGATGCTGTTGCCGTAGATGTTGTTGTTGCTATTCCGACAAATTTCAATGCTATGGTTGTTTGATCCGAAAGATATCCAAAACCAGGATTTACTATGGTTATTCCAGTAACAGATCCATTTCCATCAATTGAAGCAGTAAATGCAGCAGCAACTGGATTTGTATCTTCTACTATTAAAGCATCAAAACCAGACTGTGGTTTGTCGCTGAATGATGCATTGGTAGGTGAATTATCAAATGTTCCTGCTTCATAATTAAATAATTCGGCATTATCTACAAAAATTTGAGTATCTGTTGACTGAACATCTTTAATTATTCTAGCAGTTGGAAATACTAAAGTTTCTAATACATCTCTAGATTTACTTACAAATTCTCCATTAATTTTTTTATCACTTTTTTGTTTTGACCAAGACAGAGGTTTAAAATCAGTTTCTGTACCAATTCCAATGCCAGAATAACGATTAGTCTCAAATGTATCTGAATTACTGAGTCGGCAATTAAATTATTACTTATAACTTGAACATTATCACCTGTTTTTATTGTGGGTCTAATATTATCAACAAATATAGAATCAGTGCCTCTAACTCCTTTATAGAAATAAATTTCAATTTCATCTTCGGGTAAAGGTGGTTTGGTGAATACAAAAGAAGTTCCTCCTTCAAAAATATAGTTAACTTTGGGTTTTTGAATAACACCATTTATAAAAATAACTAAAATATTGTTAATATTTTTTTCAATAGCACTGTTTTCTTCAGCTTCAAAACTAATAAGTTGTCCATTATAAGCAAGTGGGAATCTAACCCTACCATCTTGAAATTCTTTGATAGAATCTATGTAATCAAGTTCTCCAAATTCCCAAGCAGCAAAATTATCAGAATATGTATCAATAACAGTAATTTCAAAATCTGAAATTGGAGAAGATAATGAAGAATCTGTAACTAATCCAACAGGTTTAAAAACATCACCTCTTTGGAATGAATATCCAGGTCTTGCAAAATTAAATTCAGTTACCTCAAAATAAGTGGATCCTATGCCTGTGATAGAGGATGATCCTCCCACTTTAATATTTAATAGAACTCCTTCTCCTGTTTCAGTTGTTGCTCCAACTCCAAGTCTAGAAACACCGACAATGGGAAGATTTTCATATGATGGATCAGATACAGATATTTGTGGGTTTTCATATTCAGTACCACCACCAACAACATTAAATGTCAGTGAACCACCAGCACCAACATTTGCAGTTGCTGTTATTGTCGCAGCTGCACCAGAATGTCCTTCTTCATGGACACTTATTCCAATAGAAACCAATCCATTATATCCAGATCCAAGATTGTCGGTGGTTCCTAATCCCACAGATACAATAGATCCACCAGCACCAACGACAGCAGTTACAGAAGCACCTACAAGAGGAGCAAAACCAAGTCCAGGAGTAGATCCATAAGAAACTATGATTCCACCTCTTGGAGTTTCATTTATATTGACATCATGATCGGATGTTACATATTCTAAAGGATCTACGTTTGGTTTTGTAATTCCAGAAAATTCTATAGTTGTTATACCTACACTATTATCTTCAAAAATTTCATAGTTTGATATTAATGGATTATTTGCAGTTTTTGGTGATTGATAAATGTTATTAATAAAAATAAGTCCATTTCCACCACTAGTACCAATACCTGTAGTACTAACCCCACCCACAGATAATGTAAATGTTCTACCTATTCCAGTAAATTCATCGGATATATCATCATAAACTTTATTGTTGTCATAATTAGATTTTAAGAACACTCTACCAGTAAAAGATGAGGTTGAAAAATCTAAATTATTTTTTGTTTTGTCAATTTGAGGATTTCCTCTAGGTGCTTCTGTGAAATGAATTTCATCATTTACAATATTAAATGCTCCTTTATACACTCTTGCTTCAGATCCATCAGAGTGTGTTGTTGCAGAAGATCCAACAAATCCTCTCTTAACTTCAACAAGATTTATACTTCCATTATTAGAAATTGGACCAATATTAGTTGTACCCAATCCAACATTAACTACACCAAGATATTCTTCATCAACTAATAATATGTCTTTTATATTAATCGTAGATATTCCACTCAAGGAAACAAAACTGGTGCTAATTCCCAAAGATCCTCCAACATTTCCACTTAAATTATGTGATATCTTTGTAAATGCTATTGGATATTGAACCAACTCATCAATCGTAATAATAGATTTAGAATTTCTCTCCTTCATTGTAAATCTGTGAGCATTTCCTTCTCCTAAAGAAGTAAATGTTGTTCCAATTCCACTTTGAGCCAATGCAGTAGTCAGAGCAACTTTAAATTCATTTTCATTAATTTTAATTGCATATACTGTTGATGGCAATTCACCATCAGGAGTAAGCAATGCACTAGTTCCAACACCAACGATTGTAGATTCTGGAGTATAAATCAATTCTTCACCTGTTACAAAGAAATGATCCTTAATTTCAAATTTTCCTGTTGCTGCATTCAAAGCACTTGAATTTGGATTAAATGTTTTGGAAAAAATCGGTATACCATCACTAGTCAATTTAAAATTGGTTCTATTAATTCTAGTTCCATTAATAGAATTATAGAATTTTTCATCAATTCTTTCATTTACAGATCCATATGATAAATTGTTATAATCATTAGAAACATCTAACTCTGTATATAAAGACTTATTTAAAACTTCAATATCAATTTCCTGACTTTGATCATCTGGATAGAATTTTAGTATAAAATTACTGCCTGAAACTTCTCCACCAAATGTACCAATACCCGATAAAGTATCGAGGGTATTAACAGTAGTATCCACTGAGAGGAAAGGTAACTGTTGAGTATAAACATCTGTCCCATCAAATAACATCATTACCTGATGAAGTGCTTTACTGGAACCTATACTAACTTGTACTATAGATTTTGATGCATTAAATAATGTCTTGTCTAAAGTATGAATGGTCGTGGATGCTATACCCACCATAGACTGGAAGTCTGAATTATAAACTGCACTTCTTTCTTGCCCATCTACTTGATCAGAGGACTTAAATCTAAAATTATTGCTCCCAACTGATGTAGTTCCAAATCCAACGATACTAGATCTTATTCTAATTGGATTAGAAGAAGTATTTTCATGCACCAATGATAAAACTCCACTACTCAAATCAGTACAAGTGAATATACCTATTTGATTCACAGAAAGCAGACTATCGTCATTGTCAATATAATACTCTGCCATATACGAATTTGTTCCATCATGCGCGATATATAATCGAGCATAATTCATTTCATTGGTGACTGTATCAATTACTTGTGCATTGACATAAAGAGATTCAAAATTGTTAGAATTTAGAGAAACTATAGTTGTTGTTCCTATACCAGTAACAGTATTTTCTACAGATACTGATCCAAACAAATCTACAAATCCAACAGATTCCGTCCCTATACCAGAATTTGTTGTATTAAAAGTCTGTTCAATCAATTTAATATCATAGTTTTTATTAAATGGATCAACAGGGTCAAATTTTAAGAAAGTTTCATCAAATTCATTTTCAAATAAGTTAAAACTTCCACAAGTGGAATTTTGTAATGATTCATTTTCAACAATGACGGTTTTAATCCCATCACTTAAAATTGTAATATCTACTAATTGTATTTCAGTATTATCTTCATTGGTTACTCTCAACAAATAGTTATGATAAGTTTTATCATCAACTTCATTTATTAGCAAAAATTCAATATTTTTTGATTCTGAATTTGAGAATTGATTATCAATATTATCAACAGTTAGTACATTTAAATTTTTAAATTCAAAATAATTTGTAAGTTTTTTTGTATTTAATTTTAAAAATTTTGATGTAGATTCTATTACATTGATATCAACAACATTATCAAAGTTATTAATAGTATCAACTCTTTTTTCATCTATCAAATCATAAATTACAGAAAGTTCATCGGAAGTAGAATTTGATTTTGCCAATCCTGCATTTACTGGAGAACTAATTTGAGTATCCGCAAAATTCTTCAATCCACTAGTATGTACTAAACTTTCTACTGGAGATTGTTGATCTTTATAAGTTTTAGAACTCTTTATAGAATATGATAAATTTTGATAGTAATCATTATCAGAAATAACTTGAAAATCTTCATTCAACTTACCAATTTCATTATTCCATCCAATATTTTTTAAATTAGAATAATTAACATCAAAAACTCCTTCATTAAATTTAATTTGATCTATTGTTGCAATATTTCCAGATAAAACTCCTGTAATTATTTCATTTTTTGACAATTCATATGATCCGATAACTTTTAAATTATTATCATCACTTATAGTAACTTCTAAATCCCTTACTATTCCATTTGAAGACAGATTTTCTCCTACAAAAAACTTAAATGGTTTTTGAGTTACTTCAAATTTCGGATAGTCCTTTTCGTTGATTATAACTCCACTAAAATCTTGAATTGTTTTTGCAATGCCAGTGTTTGTGCCTAAACCACTTATACTAACAGTTACTACATCATTAACCGATTCTGTTGTGCTGTAATTTGTTACTTTAAAAAATTTAAATCCATAATCTGTAGAATTAAATCCATCTCCATCAGAACCAAATTTCTGAACTCCCTCAACAAACACTAAATCACCAACTTCAAATGGTTGAACGGCAAAAGTGTTTCCAACACCAGTATTGGGTGTTGATATTGTACATTTAAATTCTTGAGGAGATACCGATTCTACTTTTTCAATTGAAATTCCATTAGTGTTATTGGTAGTAAATACTTCTATAGTATCATCTGGAAGACCTTTTGGAGCTATTTCAATATCTACAAAAGAAAGTGAAGATCCACTCAACTCTGCACGTAATAATCCAGAATTAGATATTACTTCTCTACTGAAAGAATTTACAAGAGTTAATAAAGGTGGAGAGGTATAACCAGATCCTCCATTAATAATAGTTAATTTATCCAAAATATTAAAATCCGTCAATTTAATATTTGGAGAAACATTTGCTATGGGTCTTAATGTTTTATCTGAAGAATATGTAAATTTATTATTAATAATTTCCTGTTCATTTAGTACGCCAATAGCATTTGATTTTGTATTTACAATTAAATCTATTCCAGAAGTTGAATTTGTAGATTTTAAAGTTGGTAATTTTTTATATCCAGAACCAAATGATATAATTTTTAGTGATTTTACTGGTCCTGTTGTAGAAATAGATGTTGTAGAATATTCTAAAATATCACATTCTGTTGAAATATAAGATGATTTTTCTGCTCTATTACTTATATTTAAATTAAAGTTTGTTACTCCTACTCCTGATATAGTATATGTGTCATTATAAGCACTTTCAACATATTGAATACTTGAATAATTTTTGACATCAATATCAGAATTGACTACTACTCCATCTTTTTCCAAACCATAATATAATTCTTGTGTAATTTTATCATCATATGTTAGTGTTAAAGTCGCAGAAGAATTTCCAACAATTCCAGTTCTAGAAACACTAAATGTGTTAGTATTTCCTGTAGATACAAACTCATTTTTTAATTGGGAATCGGTATAAATTTTTAAATTATATCCAACTAAACTAGAATCCGAAAGATCGAATACCAAATTATTATTTTTAACCGGATTCAATTTGGGATTAATTAAAGATATCTTTTGATCAGAACCTCCAGTCGATGCAAATGAAACAACTGTTGGGGGAATCTGTTTAGTATCAAGGAAAGTTTCACACAAATTTATCCTATTATTACTAATTTTAGAGACAAAATATTCTTTTTCCGTAGAATCATCATTATAAAGAATTTTATCTCCAGTTTTCAAACCGTGGTTTATAATTGTAATTTCATTTGTGGTTGTGCTAACACCAGTCGAATTAAATCCAATGGGGTTTACAACAATATTATCAATATTAGAATTGTAAATAACTTTGACAGAAGTAGAATCTCCAACACCAACAGAAAGATTTGGTTGCACATTTAAGTTAATAATATCTCCATTCTGAAGATTATGAGATGTAGAAACTGAAACAGTTACTACATTTTTTTCAACATCACCCAATACTTTAGTATTATTTGTATTTAAAGAATATCCATCGTTATCATCACCATTATTATGGAAAAATAACTCTTCTCCATTAATAGCAGTTTTTAATCCAATAAGATTTGGATTTTTATTAATAACAAAAAGACTTGGGAAAGTATCAATAAAAACTGCCGATGCAAGAGTTCCATCAGTAGATACTTCTAGACTGCTTAACCCATTAGTATTAAATCCAACACTTTGATTTGTTGTGAATGGATGATTTTCAATCGCAATACTTCTGGATGGTATATCTCTATTTACGGTAATATTTCCAAAAACAAATGAAGTCGAATAACCAACACCACTTATAGTAGATACTCCAATAGATTCTTTAGGATTGAAAAATACTTCATTATCAAGTTTGGAATCAAATTTATCTACAGATTTTGAAATTACAAATGAATCCGGTAAGAAAGATACTGCAGTTCCAACAGTATGTGATAGTCCTACTACTCCTCTTTCAATTCTTAAAATATTTTCATTTTTAAATATACCAAGAACTTTTAGTGTTTCGGTTCCAATTCCAATACTACTTCCAACAGAAATTTGTTCGGGGATAGGTGCAACATATATTTCTGTTGTAAATCCTGCAGAAGATGCGCTTGTTATTGATGAAAGACATCTTCCGTTTGCATAAGATGGAACTGTAATTTGATGAGTTCCATTCAAAGATGCTAAGTTAGTAGAAAATCCTGATATTGTAACAAAATCAAAATTCGATAGATCATGTTTAGGTAATATTGTAACTTTTATTTTTTCATTAGATTGCCATGTAAAGGTAGAATTTAATTTCAATGTTGAATTTGTAACTATATCTGCAATACTTTTACCTTTTATAGAATTTACTTCAACATTCAATCCACTTCCAGAAGTATCATCCTCATCAAATATCAATTTATCTCCGACTTTATAATTATTACCTGCGTTTTGTATTTCTATTGCTTCTATTGAACCAGATGTTACTGATAAAACTTTTATTTTTTGATCTAAAACATCATTTGTTTCATTAATAAAATCATAGTCTGCATTTTCTTCCGATACTTTATAAGGTTGAGTATTCCTCAATAAATTAGAATTATTAAAATCGAATGATTGATCTAAATCAGAATCTGAAATTAATTTGGATTTATACTTATTACCTATAAAGTATGGAAATTCATTTACTGTTGCATGATATGCATATACTCCGTTCGGATATTGTTTATTTTTTTCATATCTTCCATTGTATTCGTCCAGATCACCACTTCCATTAAATTTATAATCCTCCACAAAAAATCCACTGGAAAATCCAACTGGTCTATCTGTTACATTTGATGTATCAAGTACATATCCAGATTCTAATGATTTTACATCTGAAGATAAGTCACTATTTGGATTTACACGTCCAGTTGGTCCGTAAATTGGATTTCCGTCATATGCCCATCCTATGATTCCAGACTCGGAACCATCTTCTAAGAATGAATTTCTTAGACCTTCAAAATATTTTGAGACTGAATACTGAAGTTTATCTTTTCCTGGTAATACTATTTCTCCATTATTAAATCTCTGGTTAATATCAACGGTTAGTTTTCTTATTCCTAAATCTATAAATGCATTCTTTCCTGATGAAACAACATCAACACTAGTGTTTGAAGGAGAATATCCAATACCAGTATTGATAACTTTAACATCAGATATTTGTCCATTAGAATTAACTATTGCCCTCAATTCTGCTCCAATTCCAGATCCAGAAACTACTAAATCTGGAACAGAAAAATAATTGATACCACTATAACTAATCGTAGCATTAATGACTTTACCATCTACAACAACTGGTTTAATTTGAGCAAGTGTTCCATTCTTTACAGTTACTGTTGGTTTATCCTCATAATTTAAAACTGTTGATCCATACCCAGTTCCTGGTTCATAAACATATGCATCTATAATTTCTCCCTTTACCACAGGAGTTACTACCAAATCTTCAAGTGTTTGAGTGGTTGTTCCAATTCCCGCAGTAGTATATTTAATAGAAACTGAAATATCTGGATATTTGAAATATTGTTCTCCAGATCCAGTACTATTGAATTTTTCATAGTTTCCTTGTTCATAATTTGAAAATATGGTTCCACCAACACCAGCATTACATAATCTGAACGCATTATTGTCAACCTTTAAAACATAAAATTGATTTGCTGTTGAAATTCCAGAAATTTGAGTGGTTTCAAAATCATACTCCACAATTTCACCACTATTAAATCCATGATTATTAAAGTTAACCGTGTGTTCTGTTGTAGATATTCCAGTGGGATTGACAATTAATTTTCTATTAGCATAACCCTCTCCACCATCAATTATTTTTATATTATTAAGTTGTTTTGTGGAAGATTTAGTTGAAAACTTGTGAATTCCAAAAGAACCTGTAAAAATTCCAACAGGATTAATTTTTTCTTGTTGATCACTCAGATTAAAATATAATTTTATTGTTGTATTATTAGTAACCTCTACAAAATATGATGAATTATTAGGTAATCTAGAATTATTTCCCGCCGTACCAATTGCTATGGCAGTATTACCCGAAGAATTATAAACTACTTCTTGTCCATTAACGAAATTATGATCTGATAAAAATACTATTTGATTAGTTGTTTCACTAACTCCACCTCCTTCAGAAAATTCATCTGCATTAAACAAAACATCTCTTGATTTGGAAATTAATATTGGTTCAATAACAGCACCTTTTCCATTTCCACCTACAATATCGATGGAAGCAATTTCTTCAATATTATAATCCTGACTATCTACATATATTTTTTCAAATTTTCCACTAATAACTGGTTGTATTTTTGCAGTATTGCCAGCACCTACCGAAACTTCAACGATTGGTGGATTAATTACATCATAATTCTCTCCACCAGACAAAACCTTTGCATTTTCAATTGGTCCATAATAAATTACATCGGTGGATTTGTAATTACTAATTTCAACACCATTAATTAACATTCCTGTGGTTCCTGGAATTGTAGAAGTTTCAGAACCGTCTTCAATATTTTTTTCTAATGGGAATTTTCTCAAAAGTTTTTGTATTCCAAAATTCAAATCTCTTTGAGAATTTAAAAGAAAAGTATGGGTTCCTATACCAGAGTTTGGTATCTGGAATGTTTCATTGTTTCCGGATAGTATTAAAGATCTTGAAGAATATAGTTTAAATTTTTTGTCTGATATTTTTTCTACAAAATAGGTTCCAGTAGATAATCCAACTAAAGCATCACTCTCAAAAGAATATAATACTTCGTCTCCTGTTATGAAAGGTAAATTGTCAACACTTATAGAATTAAATATTCCGCTGGGAGATTCATCCACTAAGTTTACGGTGCTTGCAATGCTAACAGATTTTAGATTAGAATTAATATCTAAACGATAATTCTTTATTACATTTTCACTATCATCTTCAAAATTATTGTTTACACTGGAAGGAAGTGAATTGGAAGATACATATCCATACTCATCCTCTTCAAAATATACATTTAATATATCTGACATCAAAGAATTACTTACAAAATTAATTCCTGATTCTGATGTTTTATTTAATTTTCTTCTTATATCATATTTTTTATCAAGTTTAAAGAGAGAAATTCCTCCAATTTGTGGAACATTTTTCAATTCTAAACTGTTTGCTGAAGTATCAATATTGAAAATGTAAGTTGAATTTGAATATGAAACTTCACTATCTCTCTCTAATATTTCAACTTCGTCTCCTATTTTCAGGCTAGATCTATCAATAGGAGACCCTAACTGAATTTTACTATTGTTTACAACCTCATACCTTGCACTAGTATTGTATATAAAAGAATTTGCAAAAATTTCTTTCCAATTAGAATTATTATTCTTTATCTTATCTCCAAGGTTTTTAACAAATATTGTTTCATTTTCCGTTATGTTAAAATCTTCACCTCTTTTATTAAAAGTATCAATAACTCCAAGAAGTATTAATTCAACTTTTTTTGATGTATCTCCATCCTCATAAGAAAAATATGTATCATTCGATCTAATATTTGTTGTCTTAGTTATATTATCATCAATACCAGTACATCCAAAAAATTGATTAACACTTTTTCCTGTATATGAAATAGTGTTAGATCCGGATATTAAAGTTCCGGATTCAGAAAAACCGATAGTGGAGTCTACTGTTAAAATAGTATCTCCTACAGATACATCTTCAATCAATTTTGTATTGGGTGTAATTGCAAAATTGCCTTCTACAGAAGATCTTCCATCGTTACTAACATATAGTTCAACTATATAAAAAGTTTTTCCTTTTCTAGAAAATGGTTCTACTGAAGAAATAGAAGCAGTTGTATTTTCATCAGTACTTTTAATTAAAGTTTGTCCAACAATCTTTGTAGGTTCACCAGAAATTGCTTCTAAAATTGAAATTTCTCTTCTTATATAATTTGAAGAGGATGGTTTAATTAAATAATCTTCTAAGTTTATAACTGAAGGTGTTTCTCCAAAAATAACTTTAAAAAGAATTTTTATTGACTCGTCAGTTCCCTTTGATGCATAAAAATCTTTGGATCTTTTTATAAAGTTTCCAGCATCAATATCTTCTACAAATGAAATATTTTCTAATCCTGGAGTAAAAGTAGTCTTTAACTTTTTATAAAATTCTTTCAAGAAGAGAGAACTTAAATTTTGTATACTAGAATTTGATTGATGTTCTGCAGCAGTTGATGATGAAAATGATAATTCTTCTGGATTTAAACTTTGACGATATTTTACTATTCCACTAAAACCGCGTATGCATCCAGTAAAACTATTCGCAGTTATTCCAGTATAGGTAATAATCTCATCATCAATTTTTAAAAGTCCATATTGATTTGGAAATCCTTTAGTGCTAGAAACACTAATTGTAGTGTCGGTGGATGTTATAGTAGAATTTAATGTAGTACTATCAACAACTACTTCTGGAGTTAGATTACTAAGTTTTAAATATTGATCTAAATTATCACTAATATCAATTGGACCACTTTGATATTCTTGAGAAATATAATATTGCTTTAAAAAGTCAACCGTTTTTGGACTTTCATCCAAAACGAATTCTGGTAGTTGATTTGAAATGATGTCCTGAATCTTAACTCTAGATTCAATTCCAGTTTGTATCATATTACTCTCTTATTAAATTTCCGTTTGAATAGCTTGAAGTGTAAAAATCATTAACAAATCTAGACCCTGATATTTCATCTCCGGAAGCAATCACGTCTCTTACCATATTTATTGTACTTTTAGAAACGTTTAATGAAATATACAAGTCTCTCAATCCAACAACATCGTTAGATTCTGGAAAAGCCTGAATTTCAATTACATCACCAGAAACATCTGTTTCTACAATATTCAATGGTCCAAAAATAAGTTCTCCTTTTTTATAATCAACCGTTCCAACATCCTTACTAACAATAACTTTATTTCCGTTCGAATCTATTTTAAATATTGATAGAGATCCTGTCTCATTATTTGTAGAAATATTTGGAATATCTGTTAGATAGACCTTAGAAGATTCTCCGAATATTTTAAATCCGGTAGATTTTATGTTTCTTCCTTCAGAATTTACATGAAAACGATTTCCATAACACAACTCATACTGAGCAAGTGTATTTACTACTACTTTTAAATCTCTACGAATAATAATTTTTGTTATATTTGATGTAATAGCAGTGTCAGTATTATCAATAACTTGTTGTAATTTACTATACTTTAATCTTCCTCCAAATTTATTCAAATCTAAAGATTTTGAATAACTCTCAAGAGAATCTATAACAGAAGTTTTTAATGTATTTTCTTTCGATACTTGCGAGTAGTTAAAATAAACAGAACTATTTAATTCAACATAAAGAATTTTAAGGTCTGTTAATTTTTGATTTATTCCAGATACTGTGTATTGCTTCAGTCTTGATAAAATTTGCTCTTTATTAAAATCGGAAACAAAACTTCCATTCTTTGGTTTGATGCTAATTTGTACTGTACCGAATTGTGGAGGATCTAATTGTTCGCCTCCAACTACAGAAACAGATTCTGTATTTGGATATATTTTTTTAATAATAGATTCATAATCTCTAGATGTAACTGCTCTATATTGAGAAGAATATAACTTCGGGGCAAAATACTTAATGGAATCTATAGGTTCAATATCTCCACCATTATCTGAAGATTGATTGGTTGTAATAGTTATTGTTCCTGGATCTACTATTTGTCCAGTAGAACTTTCTAAGGTTCCTGAGAAGGAAAAATTGGAAGCACCATTACCATCTCTTCCATCAGTTACAATGTAATTTGCAGTGATATATGTTCCATCACCATCATCACCTAACTTTTTACCAATGATTCCATCACCAAATCTTAATTCATATTTTTCATCTTGAATCTCATTAATAAAAAATAATCTGGTGTTTTTATCAACATCAAAAATATTTTCTGATAAGAAATATTCTGTTCCTAGAGTACCTTGAGATTTACTAATATATACCTTTAAGGTTGAAGTATCAATAAATGAATTATTTAAAACAAATCTTTGATCTAAAGATCCATCATATAAAAATTGTTTAGTTAAAAATATTCCTTGAAAAACATTAATATTGTTAAATGATGCAATAAATGTAGGATCTCCATTACTATTGGTTGGACCACTTACAGTATTTGCCGTGATGTCCTCTGATATTGCAAAAGTGTGTGAGGTATCATTAGTATTACCTACACATACTATACCTGCCTTCAGGGTCAATGTAGGGGTGTTTACGGTTGTTGTTATATTAAAGGATATCTGTGCTGTCGATGCAGTTCTAGAACGTGGTGTATAACCAATATTTCCGGCAAGAGAGACGACATTTTCTCTTAAAGTTGCAGAATCCAGGAAGGATTCGTTCACAACCATGTTTGAATTAAATGCTGTAATATAACTGTTATATGCTAATGTGTCTATCAGAACAGAAAAGTTAGATCCTTCAAAATCAAAATCCGTGAACGTAGAGTTTGCACGAAGATAATCTTTGATGGAAGTCTTTATCTGATCAAAATCCAGATTTGCGTACTTTGTAAAAGGCATTTTATCTTGTTGCCTCTAAGAGGAACGAATATTCTTGTGTTGGAAACTCTTGACCAATGATATCAAATATAACTGTCACATTAAAAGTATTATCATCAGGAATGGGATCTACGATAACCTGCAGGTTTTCCACCCTTTCTTCAAAGTTTTCTACTGCGACTAAAATTTGATCTTGAATAACAGATGCTGTACCAAAATCAACAAACTCAAATAGACTTCTTCTTACATCAGATCCTAACAAAGAATTAAAAAACCTCTCTGTTGGGATTGTTTGCACGATATTTCTTACAGAACGACGAATTGCGTTCTCATTCTTTAAAATAGGAAGGTCCTTTGTAACGGGATGAGGTTCAAATGATAGACTAATATCTTTAAATGATCTTGATATCCTCTGAATAGCCATTGTTAAAGAGTTTTCGTAATTTTATTTATACCCTATTCTTGAAGATT